GTCAACAACAGCCTCAGCAGCGTAAGTTGTAGCAGAACCATCGGTATCAGTAAACGGGGTATTCCCGTTATAGACACCAACATCCCATGCAAGCCCGCTGCCTCCATCAAGATCATCATTATAAACCTTGATGCTTAAAACCTTCGCGTTGGAAGGAACCTCCGCAAGCATAATGATATCATCATCATCAATATCACCAGTACCCGCAGCAATAGTATCCATAAAAACACGAAGCTTACCACCAGCCGAAGCAGCCTCCCGCACAGAACGCGGAACCGTCTGCGAAGCGGCTAGCTTGGTCATTTCAACGCCATATGCAGTACCCATTAGAAATACTCCTTATTAAAATTATTAATTAAATTATGCAGATTCATTACAAGCAATTTCGACAACTTTCTCATCCTCAATGCGAACAGCACCAAGGCTTGCTTCGAGATAGACCTGCATGGAGTAGTTCTTGTCTGCACGTTCAGTCATCCGAGTATTCGGAGAACCATTCATGGCGAGGCCAATACCACTCTGCGCCCAAGCCAAACAAAACCGAGTGGTGCTCGTTTTGATTAAGCGGGTAGAAATAATCCACTTAAAGCCCATAAAGGTATCAATATCACCACCCATGAGCATACGAACAGAATTATAATCCGCTGATGTAATAGTCGAATCATTCAACAGAGCTTCGAGCTGGTCAGGGCCAATAGCAAAATAAATAGGCTCTTCGTGGACATCAACATCCGCATTCAAAAGAATCTTACGGGCATTAATGATCTTAACCAGTGAAAGGTCGGTGGAACCAACAGCCACTTTCTGACCTGAAGGAAGGGCAACATTACTTGTTGCATCATCAGCGTCAATAGCGACAGCATTACCACGAGCAGCAGCGATAATAATATCATCCTTGGTTCTGTTAAGAGACCAGAGGATTTGCTTCATGGTTGGGGATGTAGGATCTTTAGCCATTTTGACACGATCCGCAGAGTCGATTAAATCAGCACCGCGATAAGTATCAAAAGTAACTCGCCTACGAGAGAACGGGACTTCTGTTAAGGGCGTATCCTCGTGTCGCGAGGTCGCCTTTTGCATAGTCATCCCATCCATACGATCAAAATGAAACGCTTTCGCATCGCCTACCAGCTCGTTACGAACTGCCGAAGCGAACTTTGAAGGCTTTTGAGAGGCGAGATGGATAAATGTATCCGAAAACTCCTGCTCAAAAGCGACATTGACAGTATTAGACATGACAATAACTCCTGAAAATTATGAATAATAATAGTCGAGAGTTGTCCACAAAGTGGGCTCCCTGCACAACAATAATGCAGGCTCTTAGTGAGTTGTCTGCCCTTCTGCGCTGGAATTATCCGTAACTTTAACCATTCCGGGTTCCGGTGCGCGTCGTACCGTCTTCTTTTTTTTCTTTTTCCTTGTCTTTTTTTTAACTGGCCTCACCTGCTTCACCGGGAGAACCGCTACCGATGAAGGCGGCAAACCGGATGAAACAGGCTCAGCCATAGAGGAGACCATGGACAGGGGGTTATCAGTCCCCTGCCCCCTTGGAGGAGACATGAACTCCCCCATCGGACAATATTTATACACAAAAGTTGGCCGACTTACAACTGTTTCATATTGCAAACACATCGAAGAGGACTTTTCATAATACTTGCAAACCCCGCAAGAAATAGATTCAGCAGACATTCAGCCCTCCGGGTGCATAATATTATAAAGCTTAGAAACCTCCTCAACCGCACGAGAGTGATCTGGATGATTTCCATCATTATAAGCAGCATACAAATCATGGGAAGGATCACCCCGAATAGCATCAACCTCAGCACGCGCAGTCTCCGGAGAAGACACACCCCCACGCTTCACATCACCGGCAAACTGACCCTCAGACAACCTACCCCCAACTTTTGAGAAAAGGCGCAACAGGGTAGGATCGCGATCCAAGCCAGCATTTTGAAGATAAACCTTGTCATCATCAGTAGCAACCGCGTTAAACCCGCGAATAGCGAGAGACAGGTTCTTATCGTAATTCACCGTCCACTCATCCCGAAGAAGACGCTCGGCATCGGCATCATTTTTAGTCTTCAGATCCTCAATATCACGAATACCATTAACCCCCATCTTGTTAAAATAATCCAGAGAAAACTTCATTTGCTTCTGCGTGAATCCCTCCTTGTGCGCAGCCTCCATAAAAGTTTTCTGAGCCTCAACATTATAATTTTCAGGTTCACCGTCAGCCACGGCCGGAATAAAATCGGGTCTTTCATACACATAACCATCAGACTTTTCCGGTCTACCAAGCTTATTAAATACCTCATTAACTGCTTCATTGTTGTCCAGATCTGCGGGAACCTTTAAGGAATTCCCCATATAAGATTGAAGCTCCTTATATCCCTTCGCAAGAGAAGAAATATCTTTAAACTTCTCGAGCGTAACATCGCCCTTAAACTCTTCGCCAAGATCATTCATCCAGGCAGGGCTATGATCACCGGAGCCAACATCAACATCAGCAAGCGAACCAAGCCCACCAGCCTCTTCTACGGCCTCAGCCGATTCATCTGTGGTCACATCTTCAGACATAAATTACTCCTTCTTACGGTTATCACGATTTAAATATGAATCGCGACGCTTTTTTATTTGCAGAAAAACTGACCGCTGCCCATCCTTATAGGACGTCATATGCGGATCTCCAGGCGTAAATACCACCTCATTTTGATATGCCGTTTCCAGCACTTCGTAAACTATTTTTCCATGTGAACTCTGGAACGCCCGGTAAAAAGCCTCATCCAAGTCCAATTCCTGCCGCGACTGCGTCTTGGGTTCCACCAACAGCGCCTCCTTCTCCTAGAAGTTTAGCTAAAGGCGCAACCTGGTTAGTCACGCCAGCAGCACTTTCAACATCCCCTTTAGTTTCCTCTTTAGCCCGAGCATCTTGCTGAGCAGCCTCAATTTCCTCCTGCTCGCTAACAGTATTTAGAGCCTCGGGAGGAACACCCATCAACGGAGCTGCAATCCTCTGCCACTCAGATAAATTCATAACATTAAGAACTCTTGGATCGATCTGCCCATGCTCAGCACCCATCTGCGCCCAACGCTGGACAGACTGAACCTGGGCAAGTTTTTGCGCTCTGGAAAGCTGACCAGTATAAACAATATCAATCTCCTCCATCCCATCCAACTCAGGAGGCGGCTCAGGGATAAACTTGGAACGAACCATCATACCAGCACAACGCTCAAGCATACGACTCAACACTTCAGACTCAAAACGAGAAACAGTAGGACCAAGCAAACGCTCAACCTCACCACGCCTTGTAATAACCTCCTCGGCTGTCATATCCCCCCTTTGCGGGAGCTTAAGCTGGTCAACTAAATAAATATCCTTGATAGAAGCCTCAAGTTGATCTGCCTTTAAAGAAGAAAGGTCCAGCCTCATTTCAGCAGGCATCAACCGAACATCCTTCGGATTACGAGAATACACAATCGCATTCGGGATCATCTGGACAGTCCCGACAAATCCCTCTTCTCCAGAAAGAATAGGCGGGTTAATAGCTTTTTGAAGCCCCATCAACTCTTGGAAACGAAGCTCATTAAGAGTCTTAATATCAGCCAGAGCAATAGCAGTAGGACCACGACCCCGCTGTTCCCCGGAAGCCTTATCCCAGCGGCCAACAAAAAACGGGAACTCATGAAAACCCGCATCTCCACACACGTGCTGCGAGTCAACAATAATATCCAAAACCGTAAACGGCATACCCGTAGTCCGCCCAATATCAATACTCGGCAAAGCAATAGACAACAACTTCACAGCAGCGTCAGGCTCTTTCTTTAAAAGCTTATGATACTTCTCAGGAATTCCCTTATGATCCTTAAAATCCTGGAATAACTGGCGAACAGAAAGCTCATACTCCCTAAACACAGTATCAACAATCCCAAGATAGTTTTCAGTGAAAGTAAAAGAACTGATCGGGAGAGCCTTAAAGTTAAACCCGTTAAAACCAGCACGCTTCAACCTGGCTTCCTCGAGATACATGCAAATCGTAGCAAACGAATTAAAGTCTGAATAAATCTCATTAATAACAGAATAAAAATTCGACTGAGCCAGCGCAGAGAAAACACCCTGCCCAAGCTTTCTAAACCAGTTCTGGACACTAACCGATTTTTCAAACTGCTTAAAGGGACTATGCTCGGGGATCTGATAACCAAACCACTCAATAGACTTAGGAGTCAACGTGTCAGCCATAATTAAACCCAAAGTATTGCTTGCGCTTGGCCCCACGGAAGAATAGTGATCGTTTTCCAAAACACCATTGGTGCGATAATTATCAATCGACTTTTTGCGAGGACGAACATACTTATTTACATCACTGTAAAACGGCTCCCAATCCTGCCGATCCTGCTTCATCACATCATTACGCTTCAACTGCTCTTTAACAATTTCAGGAGAAACCATTTTTTTACCCTAAAGTTTGGCGATTCTGCAACTCACCAGTTAAAGTAGGCGCGAAAGTCGGGGCAGTAGTAGTGTCGCCACGAGCAGATGAGCCGGTAGCAATC